AGTTAATGGATGAGTACATAATATCTCCCAATCTTGACAGGAGAACCAAAGAGGGTAAGCGCATGTATGAAGAGTTTCTGGAGGAAGCTACCGGAAGAAAGTGCGTCAAGGGTGAAACATGGGATCAGGCTGTCGAGATGTGCGCATCTTTGAAAGCAAATAGTACTGTTGGCGATCTGTTGAACGAAGCCAAAATGGAAAAGTCTATTTACTGGAAGCATGAGGCCACGGGATTGATTTGTAAAGCGCGACCTGACGTTTGGCGCGATAATATCATCTCAGATTTGAAAACAACGCTTGACGCAAGCTACAGGGGTTTCCAGCTATCGGCTTACAAGTACGGGTATTTCCTGCAAGCTGGGATGATTTACGAGGCTATGAAGAGCATTGGAGAGACTCCTGTGAGCTTTGTAAATATCTGTGTGGAGAAAATGCCGCCCTATGCTGTAGCCCTGTACTTGATGGACGATGAGGCTTTGCAGTTCGGGATCGATATGTTCCACTCGATTATGGAACGGATTGCAATTTGCTATCAGCGTAACGTCTGGCCTGATTACGGGATCCAGAAACTTACAATTCCCAATTACGCATCAATGGAGGTTCAAGGTGAACAATAGAAACCCTAACAAGCTCAATACTTACCCAAATTTGACATCTTGGTGCGAAAAATATCACAAGGATTCTGGTATTAAAGTGTATCCCACCAACATTCCCGTTGATTTGGTATTGGAAGATTTGATGGAAAGTTTTGTGAAACTGGGATCATGGGTGGCCCTTACTGTACAAAGATTGGACAAAGCCGAGTCTGAAATTGTACAAACTAATAAATTCATGCTGGAAGCCACTGAAATTATCCAAGAGCTTCTGAAAGGAAAAGAAGACAAACAGACAAAGGTGAAAAAATGAACAACCAATTAAGCGACACGGGATTTACCAATCCATTGACCAAATTGAACAATAATTCATTAATGCAGGTCTCTGAATCAAGAGCGGTTGCTGAAGTGCAAGCTGCTTATGTGATTGCAAAAAAGTTTCCAAGAGACGAGAATGCTGCATACATGCGCATTATAAAGGCATGTGAAAGACCTCTTTTGGCTGAGCAAGCCATGTACGCTTACCCAAGAGGCGGTCAATTAGTGACTGGGCCTTCTATTCGTTTGGCTGAAGCCTTGTCGCAAGCTTGGGGTAACATTGATTGTGGTATTCGGGAAGTGAGCCAGTCAGACGGCGTGAGTGTTGCAGAAGCTTATGCGATAGATTTGGAAACAAATACCCGGATTACAAAAACATTCCATGTTCCCCATTCGAGAGACACAAAACAGGGAAAGAAGCGTTTAACGGATTCTCGGGATATTTACGAGCTGGTTGCCAATCAGGGTTCAAGAAGGTTACGGGCTTGTATATTGGGAATTATCCCCGGGGATGTGATTGACGCAGCGGTTGCAAGATGTGGAAAGACTTTAGAATCCAGTGACGTGCCGATGGTTGACCAAGTTAGGAAGCTTGTATCAGCATTTGATGAAATTGGTGTTAAAACAGACCATCTTGAAAAGCGGTTAGGACACAAGCTCGACGCGACAATACCACAAGAAATTGTGACGCTGAGAGGGATTTACAAAAGCATCAAGGATGGTATGGCAGATAGAAGCCAGTTTTTTGATATTGCCAGCGTTAAAGGTGAATCGGCACGAGCCGAATTGCTGGAAGCTGTAGGCAAAAATAAAAAGGAACTGAGCAATGAAAAAGGTGAAAGTGACGAAGGAATTCCGGGATGACTTTGCAGAAGCCATGAAAAAGATTGACGAAGCCTTGAAGAAAACCCCGCTATGAGCGGGGTTTGTTTCTCCACTCCTTAGCTATTCGATAAACGCTGGCCTCTCCTATGCCAAGTTTTTTGGCAATCCAGACTTTGGAAACGCCAGTATCTAGATACGTTTCAACCATCTCTTTGATAGAATTTGGCAATGGTTTTTGACCTTTGTATTTACCTTCTTTTTTGGCCTTTTCTATACCTTCCCTTTGACGCTCAAGCATTATCTCACGCTCAAAATCTGAAAAGGCGCACATCATATGGAGCATGAGCTTGCCATTGGCATTATCAGTATCAATTCCCATTGCAATAATTTGTAAATTAACCCCTTTTCCTTTTAGCAAATCAATGATGCGAAACAGGTCGGGCAATGAACGCGCCAACCTGTCGAGTTTTGTAACGATTAAAGTATCCCCAGACCTAACAAATCCGAGTGCTTTGTCCAAACCATCGCGCTGCTTAACGGCTGAGGCATGCTCTTGAAAAATCTTCTCGCATCCCGCAGCTTCCAAATCCCTTACTTGTGCTTCAATCCCTGCTATTTGCTCGATGGTGGACGTTCTTGCGTAGCCCACCTTCATAATTTCCCCTTTAATTTACAGTTGGCATTGAATTGATTTTTTTTCCAAGGCTCATTAAATCGTGTGCTTGTTCTAGCATTAAATTGGCTATTATTAAACAAACATCCCCATTTGTCATACAATCAATCTTTGAGGATTTTCTCAGATTTACTTCCTTTCCTACGGCACGACCAGATTCCAGAATTAAACGTGCACCAGTTCGCGCAATCATTTCATCTATTGGACAATTTTCATCATACCTTTCAATGAAAGCTTTCAAAAATTCAACGGGGGAATCATTTTTGATTGCTCCCAATTTATGGATTAATTTTTCCAACATTAGTTTGAATTCTTCTGGAAAATCCTTTACTGCGCTTTCTAGTTCATCTTGACTTACTTCAATTATCTTCATTGTTTTTTTGCTCCTTGGTTATTCGATTGTTTTTAATTCTTCAGATTGTTGGTTTGTTATTTCATCTAAAAGAGCGACAATTTGATTGTATGCCCTAACAGAATTATCATCTTGCTTTTGATTGGAACCAATAACAGCCATAAAATTCCTGCAAACCGTCATTAATTTGTAAACCTGTTTTTCACTGATTATCATAATCCGCCCCGCATTTTTTGCATGAATGAACCTCATAATAATTACCCATATCAAGTGAAAAAATATCATGCTCACAGTGGTTATCAATCATGTATTGGATTTTTTCTATCAAAGGGTCTGGATTAACACAGTCTTCAACCCATTGCCTTTCTTCAAAAAGGTTGGTCCAGATTCTTTTAAGTTCTTCTTTCGTGAAATCATTCATTTAATAAATCTCTTAATATAAATTTATTGCACTTAGAACAGTTATCAACGAATATTTCAGACTCACCTCCGCAGTCATCATGCTCACAATAGCTTTCAATCATTTCCAAAATTTTCCCCCTAAGTTCTAGGGTGGACTGTGTTTTATTTACAGGAAAAATCATATAATTAAATAATGCTGAACTAATGATTTTAAGTTCCTTTTTCGTGAAGTGTGACATAATTTATTCCCCACAAATAAGAGACTTTAGTGCTTCTTTGGCGAATCCAAGCCTGTGTTGCCCTTTATCAAGGTCAATTACCATCCGGTCTTTCCATTCCAGATACCAATCGCCAATTTGATAGCAGATAAAATCGATTTGCTCAGGCGTAAATGATCCTTGCATCTTTTTGTTTTTCTCGTATCTCTCTTTGAATCCCGGGCAGCGGTCTTCCAGTATGTCAACCGTGCTTTGCCAGTCTTGAACCAAGTCACGCTCCGCTGCGTGAGCCTGTTCAAGTTTGCAAGCTTTTTCAATCATTTTTTTGGTTTGGTAATACCATTGGTAAAGTGTTGCGCTCATTTTTCCTCCTTAAGTCTTTCAACAAATCTGTTCAAAGCCTCCAAAACTTGTGGTTCTAGCCCTATCTGATTATCACACTCCATTTCGTCATGATGTCCAGTGCGCAGCCAAAGCATTCCACGCTCGAAACAGGCGTAAACGCCGTCTCCCAAGTATTCGTATTCACCCATTTTATTACTCCATAGAACTATGCTGTTTATCAGCGTATTGAGCTATTGCCATGTTTAAAAATTGCCTAAGTTTAACGGCTTCATGGATAGTTAATTCAAGACAATCGAAAGGAGGGTTTTCTCCCTCCTTAAACCTCTCAAAAAATACTGCCTCACTCCCGCACGTAAACAGGTGTCCAGTTTTCTTGATTTCAGGATCGCCCGTGTACATGAAACTGCGTACCCATTTAATTAACCCCACAACCCCACCCCACTGATAAAACGTTCATTAACCCACTAAAAACCCTATCCCATAACAAAACCACCACATAAAGATAGGAAGCCAGTGAAAAGCCCAGCCTCCTGCCCCTGTGAGAGTAGTCACGCAGCCTTTAACTTGCTGCGCTCTCTCAGCGTTACCTTTTCGCTTCCATGGCGCAACCTGATATCGTCCATACTGAAATTACCCCGCGCCTTGCTCTTGTAATCAGCCGGGCGGTAATACCATAACGCCTTCTTAGGCGCCCACATAAAACCGGCTTCCTTCAAAAGCTCTTTGTGAGGCTTTGTATCACCATGTAACCAAACCCAACTACCGCAAACTTCAATATCCAGGCCCAGGTGAATAATCTTGCTCAAAGATTCGGATATCTCACTGCCGTAGTCGCTGGCCTCACCGGCTGCCTGCGCTTGCCCTGATTCTTCTTTGAGGGCTTCATATGCCTGGTTCACCATTTTCATCATCTCAAGCCCGGCTGGGTTCCTGTCGGGATGATAGATACTGCAAGCCTTGCGGTAGGCTTGCTTGACGGATTCTGGCGTGTAATCGCCAGTAATCCCTAAAATATTCAGCGCGTCTGATAGTTTCATGCTGCTACCTCCGCAGGCCATTTGTAGCCGAACATGTCAATCAATATGTCTCTAACTGCTTCCCGGTCAATTGAATCGCCTACAAATGGCGGCCTATTCTTTGTCCGAAAGAGAATACACAAGGCATTCCAGGCATCATCCCGCGATACTCCCATGTCGTATATCTCACCGGGGCCGTAAAAGCTCATGACGTAATCTATGAAGTCTTTCATGCTGGAACCCTCACAACGATAAAGTATTGCTTTTCCCATTCGTTGCTATAACAAAGCTCATCAAGCGCATCCTCGGCATCCTCACGTGTGCCAAATGTCTGTGAATAATACTCTGCGTTCTCTTTATCAAATATTGCGTACATCGTTGTTACCTCTTTGCTAGTTAAGAGATTGCATTAAAACACACCCCATTAAGTTTGTCAACTACTTTCGTTAATTAATTTCATGCATTAGGTTAGTGTGTTGACATGTCGATTCTATTGGCATAAATAGTTAACGCGGATGCGCGCGCTACTATATAGGGCGACCGAGATTCAATTCCGGCACGCGCCCGAGCCGGCAGGGGGGGACCGGGGGATCGCCGCTGGGGAGGTCATCCGGTGGGCTGTAACTTTTTCGAGTAAGCCACCAGTCGATTCCAGACCTGCGCAATATTCGAACTCAGAGGCGCGACCGGGTTGACCGGGAAGGGTAGCCCCTGTTAACCTGTGACCAATTCATCGTTGGCGCGATTGGTTGAAAGTAGGACAAGTATTTTGTGATAGGATTAGGATTCCTTAAGTCTGATTATATCGATAACCAGACTTATCACCGGGGTGGGGTACTTATGGACGAGGAACCCGATGACGAATGGGATGGCGATTTGGATGAGTAAATGAATTTTCAAATCTTTGAGGTGTCACTTGGATAAGAAAGAGTGGAACGAAAAAGTACACAGGTGCCCAAAAGCAGCAGAAGGCTTTGAGCCATATCACAAATGGATAGCAATCAACAAATCGATAAATCCCGGAAGTGAGTCAGTTTCAATGTTGATGTGCGGAATTTGTTTTCACGAAGTAAACATTTCAGAAGCCTTCAAACACCGAGACGTTTTCAAGACTTCACAAAATCCTGGTACTTCTTGATTGAATCCTCTTTTTTGGCTTTTCCCTTATCGGTATTATAATATTTTTTGTAGTAATCCCATAATCCATCGATGTCAGATGCGTCAGGAATGTTACCAGGTTTACTATAATAAAAAATTCTGGTCATGGCTGTAGCAAAGTTTAAATCATAAATCATTCTTTCAAGTTCAGGAACTCGATTGCAATTAAAGTGCATACTCATTAAGGTAGCAAGTTGATTGCGATTCCGGATAAAATTTGCCCACAAATCAGAATAGGTAACAGGTTCCATTTGATAGATTCCGAGGCCCGGTCCCTTTACTTCCATAAGAAAAGTGCCGCCAAGAGATTCTGAGGCACATGTGAAAACCATTAACTCCTCGGCACCCTTCGAGTAAAGTTTGAGCTTTGATAATACTGGTTCTACAATTAAACTTCTAAACTGGGAGCAAATAAACATATAATTCATCCTTAAATTAAATTGTGTTATATTAAATCATATGGACAGGGATTTCATTTATGACAGAGATTGATGCAAAACGGATTTATTTGCAATTTAAAACTGGTGGCAGAAAATATAACGAAGAAATACATTGTCCCATGATACTGGAAGTAATGAACAACGAAGGCACACAGGTTGCATTCTGCAAGAAGGCTGTTATAAGTAGTAGTGTGTTTTATGAGTGGACAAAAAAGCATAAAGTTTTTGCAGCGTGTTATGCATATGGCAAGATTCTTTCAAAGGCAAATTGGGAAGAAGAAGGAGTCAATGGTAAAGACGAGGAATTTTTTAACTTCGATCTCTGGCGTATGACGGGTGCGATGCGCTATGGTGTCGGAAAGAATCGGGTGCGATTTGGAATTGATGCGAAGGCAACACCCTACATTCAGTATCAGCAATTAGTGGAACTGGCAAACTCGGAAGAATTTAATGCTTCTGAAATTAAACAGTTGATGGAGTCGATAAACGTTGGAATCAGGGCATATGAATCCTACGAACTTCAAGGTCAGGTTTCAAAGATTCAGGAAGAAGTGAACCAGATGGGGATCCGAAGTGCCAACAATTTTAACTCAATTGAGAAAGCTTCAAAAACAGATTAAAATACCATATGTTATCCAGTTTGTAGAACGGGAAGTTTTAGAGACAGAGTATCAGGATAAAGTAATTTATGTACACATTTGGATTTGATAGGAGATCAAACGAATGAGTAAATTATCTACTTGGTTGCACAGAACCGAGAAAAAAATATCAAAGGCCATTCCACACCAACATTCGGCTGAAAGACGTGCTGCGAATCAGGCGGTTGCCGAACAGATTCAATATTATCAAGACGCAAAAAAAGAAATGACAGAAGAAAAAAAACGCGTTGAAGGTGAGCGCGAGCGCGAGGAAGACAAAATCGGCAAGAAGAAAATTCGCGCCGCACGTCGGGCTTATCGTGCACCGGGCTTTATGGAAGAAGCAAATCCAGCATTAAGTGATACATTGGGTTAATCAGGGCAGGGAAAGGTTATGGCACTACTCACAAGTACTTTGATTGGAAAAAATCCTTTATCTCAAATGAAACCTATGGCAAATAATAATAATCTGCCAGCTCTTGGTGAAAATACGTCTGTACCGAATATTGTTTACAATCCCACTCAGCGTACTGACAATCAGATGAAAACCACGAAACAGATATTGAATTATACAGCAGCAAAATCCATGGCTGAGCAGGGACGAACGGATATGCGCGGCAGCATGGTAGGATATTCCGATACACTGGGTTAAAAGGGAATTAAATGAAAATTGAGGACATGGTAGACGAATTTCTGGTTCCTCAGAAACTTTGGGATATGTTCAAAAAGAGAAGGGACAATGCCCAGACTGTAGCATGGCTGTGGGCGGCTCTCCATGAGGCTTGCTATTATTACGCTGTCCCAAACAGAAACAGATTCTATCGTCCGAAAGAGCAACAGGGAGAATTCAAGGCAACACGTATCTATGATACGACAGCCGTTGAAGCCACAAAAACATTTGTTTCAAAACTTCACGATGCAATGACACCTCCGCAGGTTCAATGGGGTTATCTTGATATCGATGAGTCTTTTGACAGCGAGGAAGACATAGACCAGAATGCAGCGCAGGAAATGCTTGATAATTATATGCGCCGGCTATTTGAATATATTCATGAGTCAAATTTTGATGTAGTCATAAACGAATGCTATTTTGATTTGGCAATAGGAACAAGCTGCTTAGTGATAAACGGATTTACCGACAAGCAGCCATTATTATTCTCATCTGTACCAATGGACAAGCTTGCAATTGAAGAAGCTATGACGGGGCGTGTTGAATCCTGGTACAGATATTGGGAAAATGTAAAGATTAATGAAATACAAATACGCTGGAAAAATGCAATCCTCACGCCTGAAATGATGATGATGCTCGTTGATAATCCGGATGCTGTAACTCAAATGCTTTACGAGGGCGTGATGTATATGCCTCATAGAAAAAAACCCTATCTGTATATGGTAGGAACACTGGATACGCCAATTCTATGCGAGGAATATGAATCAAATCCCGGGATTGTCTGGCGATTCCAGAAAATAAATTCAGAAGTGTTTGGACGCGGGCCGGTTATGGACGCGCTTCCATCCATTATTTCTTTGAATGAATTGGCAAGAATAGAATTAGCTTCAGCCAATTTAAACGTATTTAAACCATACATGGGATTTTCAGATGCCGTCTTTAATCCTCATACTTTTAAGCTTGAGCCTTTTACAGTCATACCAATCGCCCCTATTGGCACTGGGGGCAGCCCTCCTCTCATACCTTTGCCTGATAGTTCAAATCCGCAATTCGCCCAGCTTACAATTCAGGATTTGCGGATTCAGATTAAAACGCTTTTGTTCAACGATGTTAATCCAAATGAAAGTGTGCAACCAGAAACCGCCGCCGCTGTAATGATTCAGCAGCAAAATTTGGCACAAAGAATCGGGCCTTTATTCTCGCGATTACAGCAAGAATTTTTGGAGCCAGTGATAGCACGATGTTCTTACATTCTGGATAAAATGGGAATTTTGCCAAAGCCAGAGATGAAAGGAATTAAGGTTAATTTCAGATATCGTTCACCCTTGGCGTTAACAAAAGCACAGCAGGATATATCTCGCTTTACTCAATATTACCAATTGATGCAGGGTATCTTTGGCCCGGGGCCAGCCTTGATGTTTATCAATCCCGGATTGGCCCCGTACCTTATAGCAGAACAAATGCAAGTCGATCCTCGTTATTTGAATTCACCGCAAGAAGTACAGTCAGCTTCGCAGGATGCTCAAAATATGCAGGATGATGCTATGAGTGCAGCGCAAGAAGGACAACAATCACCACAAGGACAAGCTTTACAATGAGAGAAGAAGAAAACCCATATCTACAGCAGGAAAATTATTTTGAAGGCTATCAGAAAAAAATTGAAGAACTTAAGCAACGGCCTGATATTGTTGAGCTTGATAAGCTTTGTTATCTGGTATTCGCGACGGAAGACGGCAAAAAATTGCTTGAAGTGTTTGTCGAGCGATACCTGTTGCCTGGATTCGTTAATCCTGGAGGCGAAAATCCCGGGATGGCAGCATTGTATTATGAAGGATTCAAAGAGGGTTTCAGATTGATTCGAGGGAGTATCAAGGCCCATGAACAACGTATTGAAGCGGAGAAAAAATCAACATGAGTTTATTAGATGAAGGCACTACAACCACACCAGATTCAACTGATGAAAATCCGGGAGAAACTACAAACAATGAAGGAGCAGCATGGCACTGGGATGACAACACACCCGGACAGGGAGACAGACCAGAATGGTTGCAACCAAAATTCAAATCAGTTGCGGAAGCCGCGAAAAGCTTCAATGAGCTAGAGAAGCTCAAAGGTTCAGCTCCACAGGAATATGACTTATCAAAGGGAGAGGCATGGATTGAACCGGCCTATGAACCTTTTCAGGAAATGCTGGACTTAGCCAAAAGCAAACATGTGCCTCAAGAGGTAATGGATAAAATTCTCGATAGTGTCGGTTCCTATCTTGATGAATTCAAAACTGACATGGCAGAAGAAAAAACCAAGCTTGGAGAGAAAGCTACAGAGCGTTTACAGATATTAAACAATTGGGCAAAATCAAACCTTTCACAAAAGGCTTACAATGCGTTGACAACGGGCATGAGAACTGCCGAACAAATTGAAGCTTTAGAAGAAATACGTAGCAAAATGCTATCAAATAATACGATGGTTCCGGGAGCAAATAACAGCGTTGCCTCTGGGAACATGACGATTGAAGAATATCGTTCGGAATTGAATGCCAATTATACCAAATTTAAAACAGATCCGGCTTATCGGAAAGAGATGAACCGAAAACTGGAATCAATTGTGGGAAGTAATTAATCTATCATGAGGATGGGCTTTACATATTCAATATTGTTGATTATATTAGAGTCAATACGAACAGGACAACTTTCACAAAGGCCCGAGAGGATAACCTTACAAATGTGATAGCCCTTAAACGTAATTGAGTCGTTTTGCCGATATCGGTAAGGCGTTATTAATTATTTGAGAGGGATTATCATGTCATTGTCACTTACTGCCGTCCAACAAACAGATTTCGATGAATTGGTAAAAGCAGAATACCGTTCCAAGGGTTTTTTACTGCGCGATTCAGTTCGATTAAAAAATGATGTTATTGGTGCCTACGAACAGTTTCGCAAGGTTGACCAAGTAATATCCGTACCAACAGCCTATTTGGCCGCTGTAACAATTCAGGATCCAGATTACACCAAAGTCACTTGTACAATTCAAAAGTATACGACCCCAACAGCTGTCGATACTGTGCAAGAGCTAACTGTAAACTTTGATGCCAAGATGGAAAATGCCATGCTTGTCGGACAAGGCATGGGTCGACGTTCGGATCAGATAATCATTGATGCTTTAGCCGCGGGTCCCGGCACTACCATTGTTGATGGTGGAACAAACTTTAACTATCTGAAATTCACAGAAGTTTATGAAAACTTCGAGAATAACGCCGTACCTAAAGGTGAACGATGGATTGCTCTAAGTGCATCCAACATTCGATCCTTGATGCAGGATGACCAATTCGTATCAACCTTCTATACAGAAAACAGAATGCTGGATAGAGGTTGGGTACTTGATTATTTGGGTATTAATCTCGTAACCATTCCGCAGATGACTGAAGGCGGATTACCACAAACTGGCAATATTCAAACGGCTCTTGCATGGCACAAGATGTCAACTGGTATGGCTATTGGGCATGATTTCAGAACTGAAATTAACTATATCCCCTTAAATACATCCTGGCTTGTAAACGGAATTTTCTCGGCAGGTGCGGTCGTTATTGATCCACGAGGTGTGATAGCAATCAACAATGACGTATCTGTCTAATTTAAGGAGAATTTAAAATGGCATTTGAACCTTTACGTTTTGTACGAACTACACTGGCCTTTAACTCTGGACAGATTAGTACAACTTTTAACCCAAACACACCTACCGTTATTGAAGGTGGCCCAGCAATTTTCACTTATGCGTCAGCAGATGACGCCATAGCGACAATTGGTGGTGCAAATTACTTCGCAGCTGTCTGCTATATGCTTGCTGTGAACGACCTGATTTTCTGTACAGGTTCCGATTCTTCTGTAATCTATCAGGTTGCAACTGTTGACAGGGATGCAGGCACAATTACAGTTGTATCCTATACAGCAGCCGGTACCGTGGGGACAGCCAATATTACCAACTTGGCAGTTACAACGGCGAAATTGGCTGACTTGAACGTGACAACAGGCAAGTTAGCAGATGCCGCTGTGACTTCAGCCAAAGTTAGTCCCCTGTTGATTCAATACACAACGGTGGCCATAACTGCGGCCCAGTTCAATGGCATGTATGCAGCTCCAAAATTGTTGGTAGCCGCAGCAGGGGCTAATACGTTAATTGTACCCATTCAAGTGCAATTACTCATGACCTATGTTTCTGCCAACTATGCCGCTGGTGGCGTGGCAGCAGTTCAATGGGATAGCACAGCAAATGGCGCGGGTGTAATCGCATCTACAACCCTGTCAGCCGCCACATTCCAGGCAGCAGCAAGTACCGGGTTTGTATTTAACCCTGGTGTAGTTCCAGAGACATTTACCACGACCGTCAACAAGGGACTGTATCTCAGTAATATATCTGGCGCGTTTACCACCGGGGATTCAACCTTCGTGGCTCATGTTTGGTATCGTGTAATACCAACTGTGTAAGGATGCACAATGGCCGAGACAAAGGAATCGATAGTAAGTAATGCAATCACTTTGCTCGGCCATGCTCCAATTTTAAGTTTTGAAGGCGGGGATCAAATGGTTGTGGCAGCGGAGCAAGCCTTCGATCTGCTATATCCATCCGTGTTAGCTGAGAACAACTGGCGATTCGCAGCTCAAATTCAGCAATTGTCTGCATCAATTGAAGTACCACCAAATCCTTGGAAAACAATTTATTTACTGCCAGCTGGATGGCTTAAAACTATTCAGGTTTATCCGTTAATTTATGTCTGGGATATTTATGAGAATTCTAAAATATATGCTCAATTTCAGGGTGAGTTCTGGATGGAATACATTTTTCAACCTGATATTAGCAAGTTACCTTCTCATTTTGTTAAGTATTTTGTTTATGAAATTGCTGCATATCTTGCCTTAAGCAGTGCACAAAGACCTGACTTCTATGCTCCATTGGAAGCAAAGCGAATTGCATCCTATGCAATGTGTGCCGCTGTTGAAGCACAGAATAGACCGCAGTTTACGCAAGCAGTATTCCCGGTACTGAATCAGCGCAATAGAGGTACGATTATCGGTAATCAGATATGACGCAAATTTTATGGTCACAGGATTATTTCGCCAAAGGGGAACTTTCCCCGCTTATGTATGCTCGCATTACATTGCAAGGATATTATCAGGGATTAAAGCGCGCAAAAAATGTTATATGCTATCCTCAAGGCGCAGCAGGTAAAAGATTTGGAACAATATTCCAATATCAACTGGATTCATCCTTAACCAATTATCAGCAGATTTATTTCAAATCGTTCCAGTATCTGAATGAATGTTGTTATGTGTTATTTTTTTATAATAATAGCATAATAATTTTGCTAGAGGGACAGGTTCAAGCTACCGTTACTGGTACTGGAATCATGGCTGATGAAGTGGCTTTAATAGATTTTACAGTCATAGATAATTTATTCCGAGTAACAACCGGAATTTTTCAACCTAAAGAATTAAAGAGAGCAGCAAATTCCTCGGAAGCTGTCACGGCCTTTGGATCCAATACATTAACAACTGGGACTACCCATACCGCAGCCACATGGTTTCCAGCCAGATTTACAGCTGTGGCTATGCCCACAACTTCTCCCCAAATTCATGCCAATAGAACCTACTTTATACGATTCATAACTGCTACTACCTACAAAATTTATAATACAGCTCAAGATGCGGCTGCGGATGTCAATTCATTTACTATAAGTAGCGCAGGCACTACAGCATTTCTTATAATTCAAAACACATGGTCTTTTAATAATGTGGCTTTTAGTTTCTTGCCTAAATTCGATTTTGCCGGGGGCTATGACTCTATTACTTTTACACCCGGAGCCACAACTGGATATGGGATCACAATTACCTTAAGCGGTATATTAACTGCCCCAGCAACCCTTGATAGCAAATATGTCGGCGGCACTTTTGAGGCACCAATAGGTTTAGCCAGGATTATCTCAGTTACTGATACAACGCATTTTGTCGTAAACATTGTTCAGGATTTTAAAAATACTACACCTGTACCCGGTAACCTTTGCCTCCTGACAGAACCTGCATGGTCTGATTTAAGAGGGTGGCCCAGAAAATGCTCATCCTTCCAGAATCGAGCTTTCTTTGCGAATACTGATTCTTTACCAAATGGTCTTTGGGGTTCATTCACAAACGAATATAACAACTTCAACGATCTCGAAGATCAAACCGATGATGATGCAGCCATAAGCTGGTTCCCGACCTCTGACACAGTAAACTATATCCAGTTCATTGTTCCATACAGAAGCTTGACCATTCATACAAATTCAGGCGTTTATTCAACCCCATTGTCTGTTGAAACAGCCATAACTCCGAATAATTTTTCATTAGCCCTTCAGGATTCTACGCCAGCAGACGAAGTACAGCCACAAGGAATTGATAACCAGATAATTGTTCTCTCTGGTAATGATGCGCATAGTCTTCTTTGGGACGGTTTTAATAATGCGTACACATCAAACATCATATCAATAGCAAATGAGCAATTAATCAGAACGCCAATTGACGAAGCTCCTTACACCGACAGAGTGCGAGCAGGTTCGAGATATATGTTCATCGTAAATGACGATGGCACCATGGCGATTTATCAATCTCTTATTGGTGAAAATGTTTCAGGATTCACAGAAGTTGAAATGGAGCAAACCTATGGAAATGCCTATTTCAGAGCGGTTTGTTCAAACTTCGATGGACGAGCCTGGTTCCTGATAGAAAGACAACTTGCCATAGCAGCAAGCCCTGTCGCCTTAACGGGGAACAATACTGATACATTCACAGCAGTAGCATCCAATCTTTCCACATCGACATTTACAGCAGTTTTGTTTACAACAACTGGCGTTTTACCCGTTACATCTCCTCAAATTGAATTGCTTACATTCTACTGGGCTGTTGGTGTGGATGCCGATCACTTCAAAGTTTATTTGTCCCAAGCCGATGCCTTAGCCGCCGTTAATGCGATTCAGATTACAAATTTTGGCACCACAAGCTCAGTGGTTGCTTATCCTCTTTCTACTCGACTCATGATAGAACAATTGAGCTTTGATTCTGAAATGGATTGTGAGGGATTATATCCAACACCTTTGGTAAGTGGCGCGACCAGTGCTATCTCTGGCAATCCAAGATTCGATGCCCAAGGTATTTATATGCAGGGAGATGGCTTTGGTTTTAAAACAATAGGCGAAGGGGGAATAGTTAATTTTGATGCCCACGGTAGTGCAGTTCAAGTTTCCACAGCTCAATATGGCTTCCCGATTAATGTAGAAATCACACCTTTACCGATATCAATGTCCATGTCAGGAAATCCAAAAGGTAGCAATCTGGTAGATACCAAGCATCTTAAATGGGCAACCTTCCTTTTCGCTGATATCATTGGTGGTACAATAACCCAAGATAATCTCACTTTCCCGATTGTCTTGACCAATATTAATGAGGTTGAACCCGGTTTGCCACCAATACCACAAACAGGTTCTTTCCTGATATCAGTAATGGGCGCATGGGATGATTTTAATAAAAGTAGCTTTACAATAAATCATTCTGAGCCTTTTGGCATGAAGCTAACTGGTATTTTCTACAAGGTAGAGGCTTAAAAAGGAGTTTAAAGCATGGATCCAATGACAGCTTTTTTATTGTCAATGCAAGCCGCAGGATTGGTAACTTCTCTCTTTGGCGCGCGTAATCAGGAAAAATATATCCAGCTTGGCCGCAAACTAGAAAAAGAACAATACGCTGCAAATCTTGAAGCCATACGTCTCCAAAGTGCCGAATCTTCCCTTGATGAAATGAAACAGCTTCGCCAGAACATTGGAACCCAGATTGTAAATCAGGCCGCAAAAGGAAATAGAGGCGGCTCCAGTTATGCCGGGATTGCCAAATCTTCAGAGAATTTCAACAAGGATGAGCGAGCCAGACGCATGAACCTTTTGGCCAAAGAATCTGAATTAAGAGCCAATCATGTACTTTCAGGTCTACATACCCTCGAATCTGAATCAAGATTAGGCCAAAGTCTGACTTCTACATTCATAAACACATTACAGACTACATCTTTATTAAAACCTGAATGGACTAATCCAAAAAAATCAAAAGATACCAATAAATGGGTTAATGAAGAAAACTTCAGTTGGGGATATTAATGGCTGGAGAAATCGCACCCATAATGGAACGTCAAGTAAAACTGGATAATACTACAGCTCCAGCTCCATATACCCAATCATTCGATAGCATGGCATTGTCGCCAACAGCTCTTGGAACATTTGGCGCACAACTGGCAATAACAGCATCGACTACATTGGCTCAAAAAAGTGGTTACGAAGCAGGAAAAAATCCCCATGGCTCGTTGTTGCCACCCTTAACTCAAACTGACAAGGCATTTGCAGATGCCTATATTACGCAATCTCAGAATACGCTTGGTCTACAAGCCACGAAATTAATGCAGGAAGGTCAGGCAACATTGGCGAAGGCTTGGCGTTTAACGCCTGATATGCTCTCTGAATATACGAAAAACATGAGCCAAGGCTTGAATGACATTATCAATAATGCACCCCTTCAGGCGCAACCAGGATTAGCCGCTCAATTTAATAATTCTCTCATGCAGTCTACAGGAAGCCTTAATCAAAAGATGATAGGGCAGCAAAAACAGCAAGCTTTACAAAATGCCACTCTTTTTAACAATAGTCAGTTATCTGCAATCTATGAAGCCACGCGAAATGGAAATTTTGAAGCTGCCGACAAGATGCAAGCTGATATGTTGGCACGTACCAAATCTATGTCAGGTTCTGGCATGATTACACCCTTGCAAGCAGAATCAACGGCCAAATCAGCACGTATGGCTTATTACTCAGGAAAGTATACAGGTCAAGCTTTAAAAGCCTTTGATGTCAAAGAGTCAGATGAATATCTGGCTAATTTACTGGATATGAAACCTGCCGGTATGAATTCGCTTGAATGGGAAAGTATCGCTAAAACCGTAATGGGTGAAGTCGCGTTACAGGAATCTTTCCAGCAACGCAATGAAACGAGTCTCTATTCCGAAGCAAACAGACTATTGAATGAAGGCACATTAACCCCGGATTTTATAGCCCAACTTGAATCTGAAACTACGAATAAGCCAAAATTCAATAATTTTATGGCCCAAGTTGCTACCTACCAGCGTAAGCACTTCAAGAGTAACGAAGCTGTAGCAGGTCTTATTCCAAATTGGACAAAACCATATGTAATGGCCACGGCCAGCAATAAGACAAAGAACATGGCTTTGTTACAAGCCGGTCAGGATGTACAGCAACGAGCTGCCGACAATGGACGAAGCCTTGATGACTTTGAGGCACAAGCTGAAGCTATGTCTACAGCCGGTAGTCCGGTTCAAGACTTCACCAAACAAATGAATGCAGGATTTTTATCTGGCAATCCTCAACTCATGACCAGAAATCTCAATGCTTATCGCGCATTGACCAAATCAAATCCCAAAGTTTTGAATGACATTAGCCCAGATGCAGAAGCAATGATGAATCAATTTGAATCACAAATGGAGAATGGAAATGCACCAGATGTGGCCGCTCAAAATGCTAGTGAAATTGTTCTTAAGAAAACGAAAGAACAGAGGGAAATTAATACTGAGTTGGTCAAAGAATGGCGAGATAAAAATGTTAATACTCCATCAAAGCGCAATTCTTGGGCTTCTGGCTTCGCTGATCTTACTGATGGGGCCAAGATAAATAATCTGCCAGCTTTTGCTATTCACCTACAGCATATTTATGAATCCAATCTGGCTTTGCAGAATGGCGATAAAATCAGTGCTGACAAGATGACAAAGGACGGGATTGACAGGGCTTGGGGTGTAACCAATATCAATGGCAAGCCTGAATATGTATTCCAGCCTGTTGAACAAACCTTGGGACTTGATGCGGGTGCTAATCCTTTAATCAAGCATGATATCTATCAACAGATAGAAAAACAGATTGCGCCCATGAAGGAAGCTTTTGACAAGGGTGTTGAGGCGAAAGATCAACGTTTGAGTTTTTTTTATAGGCTCGCGCCCAGACCTTCCTATGAGCAGTTCAGAGATGCCCAGAAAACTATAGCCAAAAAGTCAAAAGAAAAAACAGACAGGAATGTGTCCCAAACTGGAGGATTAACTCCTGTAAGCTCCATAGCTCCTGAAGACAAAGAATTCAACGAGGCAATAAACACAGTTAACCAATTCAAGAACGAAAATATCAAGATTGAAAAAGTCTATGCTGACAAACGTGTCGAGCCATTCGATCTGGCTATACAGGCCAATCCCGGATTGCAGCAGGACGCACAAGGGAATCTCGGTAGTTACAATGTTTCAATCAGAATGAACAATGGTCCTAATGCGCCGATGGCAGGATGGTTTGCAGGCCCATTAAGCGAACCCGTCTACATGCCTAACCAGCAACAAATCCGCGATAGATACTTTGAACTGGTTGGATTAAATCCAAGTGGCATGACAGCCGCTGAAATGAATAAGGCAAGAGTGGATCGCAAAAATTTCTACAAGCAGGAAGGTCTGGACGAGAGTATTAATAGATATGGACGAGGGTTTCATTAATGTCCATAAATCCTGAATTCAAACCAATAGAGGACTTTTACAGCAATGAACAAAAGCCTTTATCAATGCCAGAATTACCAGCCGAGGCATATCGTGATGATCCGGGCACAATGCTCATGCCTTCAGAGGCTCCAGTTTTACCACAGAAGGAAGCCCGCAAAAAACCCGGATTCTTTGCAACGATGGGTCATGCCTTCTCTGAATACAACGAATTTGCCCAGCTCGGTCGATATGTAAATCGCGAAGCTCAATTTGTACATCCGGCTGAAGATGACGTGCCTGATGATTTTAATCCAGATGATATTAAAAATCTCGAAGGTTACCCGCCAAATTATTGGGACTGGATAAGTGAGGCTCAAAGCCCAAATGAAATCAGAGCGCGTCAGGCTTATGTAATGGATAAAGTTCAGGAGAAAGAATCATATGATAATGGTTCTTTTGCCGCGAGTCTTATAGGAGGCTTGGGAGCAGCTATATTAAGCCCATCTTCCTATTTGCCATTTGCAGCAGGCGTGAAGTATATGGGACTTGCCGAGAATGTGATAAAGAACACAATGAAGGCAGCCCCTTCTTTGGCTCTTCAAACAGTTGCGCATGAGGGATTCATGCAAGCCACGGACGCAGGAGGAAATCTTGAGGACTTCGCTATTAACTCTCTACGTGATGCTGCTTTTGGTGCTGCTTTCATTGCAGGCGGTGCTGGTCTTGGTGTTGCTTACCGCGGTGGTAAACTCTGGAATGTTAGAAAGGCCGCGAATTTTAACTATGAAGGAGTTGAATTCAACCACGTTATTGACCCTAAAACCAACGAGCTTACTGGAGAAATCAAAGCCAGTGCCGCACCTGGATTTAGCTTAAGTGCTGCCAAGGTTGAACAGGCCCAGCAATTTGCTGACGCGGCTATGCATCAAGGATTTTTGTTTGGAATTCCCGGAGTCAGCAAACTTGCGGGTAACTCGATTCTTGGTAGTCCTATTGTTAAAGGGTTATCAAATCGATTTGAAACCATACGTGGTTTGACTGACAGACTTGCCACACATTCCATTATTACCAAAGGGACTATGGAAGGAAAAGCACGGGCTGATTCCGCTGAGGATATATTCTCAGCTATCAATGCGGGATCGGTAGATTTTAATTTGAGATATCGCAGTCACTTTTTGGAAGAAAACGGCATTGAAGGAGGCTATAACGTCCGGAATGCCACAAAGGCTTTATCCCAGCGCGCATTGAAAGGCCAAAGAACCACTTGGGAGGACTTTAATTACAAGGTTGTCGATGCGACTATCACACAGGAATTTAATTACTCCAAGAGCATAAATGCCGCTTCCAAGGCATATACAGAATATACCGACGCCATATACAAAGAGTTGCAGCAGGTTCGGGGATTTGATCCAGAGATTCTGAAACCAATAAATGCGCATGGTTATTTTACACAGAACATGGATAACATGGCCTTGGTTAAATACGCACCAAAATTCCGGGAAGTTGTGGCGAATGAATTTAAAAGACAGGACGCCATATTGAATGATATTACGCGTCCCCTTGAAGAAGCTCAGGCATTTTTAGACCAATTGGAAACTCATAAATTATCTGGAGAAGCTTATGACAGAAGTGCCGCCAACGAAATCAAAGAGGCAAGAGAACGAGTTAATGTGGCTCGAAGAGAAATCGAGCGACAAGCCCGGGACGAAGAAGATGTGGCGATATTACTGGACGATCGTAACTTTGTTACCATGGATAATGCACAAAAAATTCGTGACCTTCATGCGCCGATTAATGAAGCTCAAAAACTGGTAAACATTCAAAAAGGCGATATTACAAAGCTTAAGTCAAAATTATCTTCAGCAAAATCTTCAGCTAAAAAAAATGTAACGAAAGAGGCTACACTTCGTAATATTGATAAAATGAAGACGCTTGAAAAAGAAATTGAAGCCGCTGAATCAAACCTCCGGGAACTGTCAAATAATGTAGATGAGTTGACTGATGAATTACACCAGCGCGCTCACAAAGGTGAGATTGATCAAAAGCTCTTTACAAAAGACCAGAACATTATTAACTTCAGAAATCCTGATGAATGGGCCAGATTCAGAAAACCATTTGCCAATGACAACGAGCGAATTGCTGCCGCTGAGGCTCAGAGAAATCTTTATCTTAATAATACAACAGAGCAAATTCAGCAATCATTGCTAGGTTCGATGATGCCAAGTCTGTTTGCAAATCCTTTGAAAAAAAGAACATTTCCGATTCCAGCCAAAGTTTTAAATGATGCGAGATTTATTGCATCCGATGTTCCAAAAGCCGCATCCTCTTATGCCCGCGCTCTTGGCCGTCACATAGCCTTGGGAAAGGTTTTCAAGGATATAAATATGTTTGAAGGAGAAATGGGGCCAATAGGGATGGCGCGCGTTTTGGGTGAGGAACGTGCCAAAATTGAAAAGGGAATTGATGAGAACAAACATTTAACCGAGGAGCAACGTGGTAAAGAACGAATAAAGCTAGATAACGATTTTAGAAAAGCCACGCAGTTCATGAAAAATATGCTGGATGCTTTTATGGGACGTTCCAATGCTTCAGCCAGTACATTAAGAGTAACCAGAGCCATTAAGAATTTTGCAGCAGCCACAAAGCTTGGAGGCGTTCCAATAGCTCAGATTACTGATACTGGGGCAATTGTACTTAAGCATGGCTTATGGCCATACCTTCGCGATGGCTTGAAACCCATGATTCAAACCCTGAATGGTTATGTGAAATCAGACTTGTCAGAAATTCAAAGAAGAAACTCCGCAGATGCTTTGCTTTCCCTTCAGCACATGGAGAATGGGTACAGCACAAAATATTCAGATAATCTTTCAGTAGGTGATGTTCCAATTGCCACACATTTGGAGAGTGCGCTCGAAAAGGTTGGCCATATATCAGGTAACTTCTATGGCACAAACTTTATTGAAAATGCAAATCAGCGTGTAACAGCCGGAATCATGCAATCAAAAATCATGCGTCATATGTATGATTTTAAAAATGGAACTTTATCAAAAACAGATGAACTTGGACTTTTGCAATATGGATTAGACCCAAAAATTTGGTCTGACAGGTTTATAAAATCATTTGAAGACGGTTCAGGTTGGAAAACCAAATCAGGAGCCTATCAATCAAAGTACTGGGAATGGGCTGATAATGAAGCCGTATCCAGAATGGCTATGTCAATACGCCGAGGTGTCAATGACACTATCGTCCAAAGAGGGCTTTTTACATCTCCTTTTTGGACAAATAATCCAGTTCTTGGCATGATTTTCATGTTCCATGGCTGGGGATTTGCAGCATTCAATAAGTACACTGTACCCATGATGCAACGTCCAGATGCTTATAAATTACAAGGTATTATCTTCATGCTGGGTTTGGGTGCTATGATTGACCCATTAAGGAAACTTGCCAATGGCAAAAAGGCTGATGTCGATAATGACGACACATGGTTTGGTAAGGCATTTGAGACAGTTTCTAATTCAGGACTTTTAGGCCATACACCAGATTTGCTTCAAACCATGAACAAGTTTTTAGGTGGTCAATTATTGCCGAAAACCACTGAAAAATTTCAGGGTTGGAATAAATGGAGTGTACTGGGTCCGGGCGCCGGTATTGCAGATGATATAGCAACAATACTTTCCCATTGTATGGGGCCAGATAAAAAATTTACTACAAGTGACGCAAAGAAGTCTATTCGACTGGTTCCATTAACTGGAAGTCTTGCAACCAGAGGATTATTAAACCAATGGGCTGAATCATTGGGATTGCCTGATAGACAATAGGACAGGGGTACTCAGGGAGATGAGAAATGACCCAGGTGATTATAGATGACATCATTCCACGTACCCAGCTCGTGGCAACAAGTGGACAAACAGTTTTCAATACAAACTGGACAGCCGACGTTGCCTCAGACATTCTCGTTTATGCGAGAAGTGTTGGTATTGAGCCTGATGATTCTACACAACTTGTAAGTGATGTTGATTACAATGTGACATTCATAGGTGGTAGTCAGACAGTACGTGTCACTTTTCTCGTAGGCCGCGTTATTAATGATGTTATTACCATTGTTCGGAATACCCCAGCCGAAAGATTGAATCTCTATATCAATACTAATTTCACGCCCATCATGCTTAATCAGGACTTTGGGATATTAACCCTCGTCGACCAGCAAGCTCAAATGTACGATGTTGTGGTTAATCCGGGATATAACGTATCTGCAACTATAGACCCTATTGTCGATACAGTATTACCAATTCTTGATGAACTTCAAGTCTGGGTAATGAATTACGGAAGAACTGGCATTGTAGCTATGCCTTATAATTCAGGAGGAGGTGGAGGAGGTGCCCCTGCCGATGCAACCTATATTCTCCAGCATGCTGATGCTATCTTGCCTAATGCCCAGAACCTTGATGCATTGGCTACAGGCTTTATGTATAACACAAATTTAACAGGTGTTATAGGAAGCCGGGTATTAACTGGAACCTCAAATCAGATAGATATTGCCAATGGTTCAGGTGCGGCTGGCAATCCCACCTTAACAATTTCATCAACATTGAATTTGCCTGGCACCTTTTCAATTCAGTCATCTACCGTCATTAATCAAATTATTAATGACCCGACAATGGCAGCTTCAACAACTTCTAATTTGAGCACAAGTGCAGCTCTTAAATCCTATATTGATTCTTTGGTTGTGGGCTTAAGCGTAAAAGGCTCTTGCGTTGCTGGTACCACCACAGCATTAACAGCAAACTATTCCAATGGCGCGGCTGGCGTCGGGGCTTCCCTTACAAATGCTACTACGCAAGCTACATTTACCATTGATGGTGTGATCCCTTCTGTAGGTCAGCGTGTATTAATCAAAAATCAGGCTTCAAGTTTCCAGAATGGAATTTACACAGTGACCGATGCAGGTAGCGGTTCAACCAACTGGGTTCTTACCCGTGCTACAGACTACGATACCACGGCTGAAATTCATCCAGGGGATTTGGTAATCCTGACGGGTGGCACAACACAAAATCAATCCTCATGGATTGAAACGGCAACGGTAAATACCATCGGCACCGATGCTATAACCTTTGTTCAATTTACTGCAAGTTTACCAGTTAACGTCGCAAGCGGAGGAACCGGACGTACAACCTTCACCGCTTACGCCCCAATTGTCGGTGGCACCACAACGACTGGATCACTTCAACAGGTAACCACAGGCTTAAGTACATCCAATGCCCCCATGGTTTCCCAAGGAGCCTCTGCGGTTCCGATATTCTCTACAACACCTTACCTGACATCGGTTAACGATATCAGCGGTAATATAAATGCTGCCTTCGTTTCTGGCGGGGCACTTTCAGTCAATTACGTTCAATTCGTAAGTGGACTTACAGGAGCTGCGGCTGCATTACAGGCCAATGGTTCAGATACAGATGTCGGTCTTACAATTGCGACGAAAAATGCTGGAGCCATGGGCTTTCAGACTACTGCAACCTCAAATCAGTATGTATTTTATTCAGGTGCTGCTTATCAACACTCCAGCATTATGTCATTCCCGTCTACGGCGGTAGCAAGAACCTACACTTGGCCTGACGCAACTGGAACGGTCGCATTAACCTCCGGAGCTTCCGGAATTATTAACTCAGGATTAATCAATCAACTAGCATATTATGCTGCCGCTGGCACAACATTGTCCGGGTTGGCAACGGCAAATAGTGGGGTCCTGATCACTGATGGTTCAGGTGTTCCATCTATCAGTACCACGTTGCCGAATATGCATATTGGAACCCCTATTGACGGCGTTTTAACTAACTGTACTGGATTGCCATTAACTACGGGGGTTACTGGAAATCTTGGAGTATCACACCTGAATTCAGGAACAGCCGCCTCATCTTCAACATTCTGGCGCGGTGATGGGACTTGGGCCTCTCCTACTGGCACAGGGTTCTTAAGCATGACTGTTCAGGTATTCACAGGTAATGGAACCTATACCCCTACCGCTGGTATGCTGTACTGCACACTTGAAGTTGTTGGAGGCGGTGGGGCTGGTGGCGGGGCCGCTGGAGGCGCGGGAGTTTTTGCCGCAGGCGGTGGAGGCGGAGGCGGGGGCTATTCGCGAAAAACTGTTCCAGCCGCTACAATCGGTGGTTCTCAAACAGTTACCATTGGTGCCGGGGGAACAGCCGGGACTACCGGAAATCACCCGGGCAATGCAGGCGGAACAACTTCTGTTGGTTCAATTGTAACGGCCACCGGTGGAGGAGGTGGAGGCGGCTCCGGGGCTGGCGGGGCAACGGGACAAGCATTAGGCGGCCCTGGGGTGGGAGGAGTTGGAGGTTCTGGAGATTTTAATGCCAATGGTGGCGCAGGAATATGGGGTTTTTCACTTGGTGGTGTAAATGGATTGACAGGTAAAGGCGGAGATTCTATTTTTGGTGGTGGTGCCGTGCAAAATGCAGGATCAACCGGAGCAACCGGTACCACATACGGTGGAGGCGGTGCTGGTGGTGGTGTGGCTAACTCAGCCGGCACCGTTCAAGGTGGACCGGGAGCCGCAGGCATAGCCATAATCACAGAATTTATTTAAAAGGAGTAAAAATTGGACAAAGCAGATATTGAAAAAAGATTAAATACAATCGTAACTGAAATGACACAAATGAGAAATAATTATACAATGCTTGAAGGGCATTTAAACGAATGCCGACACTGGCTTGTGGAGATTGAAAAAAAGGAGAGTGCAAATGGCGAAATTAACAACGAAGGAACGGAACAAAATTCCGAGCAAGGACTTTGCGGAACCGAAGGAGAGGAAATACCCGATGGAGGACCGGAGCCACGCAGCGAATGCGAAAGCCCGTGCCCAGCAACAGTACAATAAAGGCAACCTTTCCAAATCTGAATTGAACAAAATTGATGCTAAAGCTAACAAGAAACTTAAATAAAAAGGAATTAAAATGAAAAAGGATGATATGGCTCAAGACAAAAAACTTGTTAAAAAGGAAATTTCTTCTTACGCCAAGAAGGACAAGAAGGAGGACATGAAGATGATGAAACAAATGAAGGGTCGCAAGAAATAAGGGGATTAATATGCCTTTTAAAAGCAAAGCACAAGCACGTTTTATGTTTTCCCAAAAACCAGAACTTGCTCAGGAGTTTGCCGACAAAACAAAAAGCATTAAAAAATTGCCTGAGAGAGTAAAAAAAAGGAGCAAGAAATGAAAGGACGCGATTTTAGCGATACTTCACCTGTTCGATGTTCACCCACGCTTGTGGATGACAGGGTTCAATACGAGCCGAACTATGATGCCAAGACGCAAACGGGTGTTGAATCTGCCACAATAAAGGTTGGCAAGAAATGCCCACCGCAATCCAATCAAAAGCCATACAGGCGTTAATATTTTTTGAATGACTTTAACGTTTGAATTGCCATGGCCTCCAACTGCCAATACCTATTGGCGTAGAAATGGGGATCGTTATTTTATTTCTAAATCCGGCATAGCATATCGGAGAAGTGTTTATTTTTTATGCCGTCCTTTTCAGGGATTTTTCTCCTCAAATCATAGCCTGAAAATTAACATCCATGCCTATCCACCAGACAAACGCAAACGTGATTTGGATAATCTTGGAAAGGCTTGTATGGATGCTATGCAATATGCAAAAGTTTATGACGATGATTCACAAATTGATGAACTTACATTCAAACGTATGCCTGAAAATCTGGACAAGATAGTTGTAACTATTGAGAGAATCCAATAGTGTATATAAAAGTGCCCTATGGAATGATCCCCCGGCATTACCAAGTTGAATTTTTACAAGCAGTAAGACAGGGCAAGAACGTTTGCTCTGTGATACATAGAAGGGCTGGAAAAGACGTAATCTCTGTTCAAGCCTGGTTGCTTCGGGCTTTGACACGCGTTGGTACACACGTTTACCTTTTCCCTCTCATTCAACAAGCACGTGCTGTAATCTGGAAAGGCATGGATTTTGATGGCCGTCCTTTCCTTGCGGCCATTCCTGATGCTCTCGTATCCAAAAAGAACGAAGCCAGAATGGAAATTGAATTGATAAACGGTTCAAGGATGGTGCTGGGTGGTAGTAATAATTATGATGGACTTATGGGCACCAATCCCGTTACCATCATTTACTCTGAATTTTCTTTACACAATCCTCTTGCACGTTCATATCTTAACCCCATTCTTGTTCAAAATCGTGGCATTGAAATTTTCCAGTTTACCCCTCGTGGCAAAAATCATGGGTGGGAAGTTTTGGACACGATTCGTGATAACCCGCATTATTTCGTTCAGCATTTAACAGTAGAGCAAACATTCCTCGATGAGGCCCGTACTCAGCGCGTAATTCCAGCGGTCTATATTGAACAGGCACGTGCCATGGGAATGTCTGAAGAACATATCAGGCAGGAGTTTTATTGTGATTTTGATGTCGGAAACATCGGCGCATACTTCACTCGTGAAATGTCTGATATGGAACAGGAAGGGCGTATTACTTTCCTGAAACCAAATCCACGCCTTCCACTACACACGGTCTGGGATTTGGGCGGAACTGATGCGACTGCTTGCTGGCTTTTCCAGCTTGAAGGGAAATATATAAATTTGCTCCATTTGGTGCATGATTCAGGCTATGGTCTTAAATGGTATCTTGATAAGGTAGAACAAATTCGCCAATCTTTTGGCTGTAAATGGGGACAACACTTCATGCCGCACGACGTAAAACAAGCCCACCAAGGCTGGGAGCAAGCAGAATCAAGGCTTATGATTGCTCGTCAACATGGCTGGTTTTTTCAAGTAACTCCAAAAGTAAACTTTGAAGATGGTCTGGAAGCGATGAGATATATTTTTCCAAAGATTCGTATAGACAAAGGTAATTGCCAGATAGGAATTCGGGCAATTCGAGAATATCAACGTCAGTGGGATGAGCAGCGGGCATGCTATCTGAAGAAGCCTCTGGATAATTGGGCAACTCATATCGTGGACACAATCCGATATCTCGCTGTTAATTTTCGCAGACTTTATGATACCCCGCAAAATATCATAACGTATACAACCACGGTATAGTGTGCTATAATATTTTTGTGCTATATGATTTATAATTTATCAATAGCGCCTTTAGGAGTTCAATATGAGCCGATTTATATTGAAAGAAGATATAGAATGTATTGAATGTAATCTTCACATTCTTGTCCAACAAGGAGAAATGATAATGACTGCTATTAGCGATTTTGCTGCAAAACAGAATGCTTTTAATGACAGAATGGATGCCGCCATTGGTGATTTGCAAGGTGATGTTCAAAATCTTAATGATCAAATCACCCAATTAAAAAATAACGGTGCCATTACCCCAGAAGATCAAGCCTCACTTGATGCGCTTCAGACTCGTGCTTCCAGTATTGCTGACAAGCTGGATGCACTCGATGCTTTAACTCCTCCGGCAGTTCCTGCTGGCTAATGTTAAGTTTCCCCTCGATCTCCGGGGGGAACTTTTTATTTATGGAGGATTACGATGCCTTCTTTCAGTAAGAATTCTTTAGAACATTTAGCGACTTGTCATCCTGATTTGCAAACCTTATTCAATGAAGTCATCAAATATTTTGACTGCACAGTAACGGAGGGCTTTCGGGACAAAGCCGCTCAAGATGAAGCCTATGCGACTGGGCACAGCAAAGTAAAATGGCCAAATGGGAAACACAATCATAATCCTTCCTTGGCAGCCGATGTTTATCCCTACCCAATTGATTTTAATAATACAAAACTTGCTTTATGGTTTGGAGGCTTTGTGCAGGGTATGGCTATAATGCTAAAAGAACAAGGTAAAATCACTCATGATATCCGCTGGGGCGGTGCCTGGAATGGCTTAGGCAAATTGAATACAAGCGGGATGCTCGATGATACAGGACATTTTGAAATTCAAGCTTAAGGAAAAGTCATGGATATTGAAAAGATAATTATTGCAGCAATCAATCCGGGATTTGCTTTAATTGGAATGATGTTCGCTGGTGTCATGTCTTATTTAAGCATGAGAATCAATTCAAAAATGGATGATGCCAAAGTTGTGCAGGATGCTACGCATGATTTGGTAAATCATAATTTGGGAGTTCAATTGAAATTGGTATCCGATCTTAGTAGACGAATTGCTGAGCTTACTAAAACTCCTTCGGATATTGCCGTTGCTACTGAAGCATTGCGTATTTATCAGGATCATGTCAGAAAACAGAATTTCCTGGATGCTCAACACTTTTCAACTGGTACTGATATTCCGCGCTCAGAATCGTAATCAGGTTTTTTTGTATTAGAACTATTTATTGCCTTTAATAAGAATGAAATCAACTCTTTTATTTCTTCGTTATCTAATCGTGCAGTTGGGTAAATTCCTGCTCTACCTAGAATAATTTTATGGTCCTCAATGATAGACCCATCTACGTACATTAAAACTATTTCGTTCTGATATTTTTCCGGACTAAATTTAAAACCAACTGTAAGCATTACCCCACCCCGGTGATAAGTCTGGTTATCGATATAATCAGACTTAAGGAATCCTAATCCTATCACAAAATACTTGTCCTACTTTCAACCAATCGCGCCAACGATGC